GACCCGACCGTGCAGGGCGAGGTCCTGTCCCGGCGCCTGCCCTACCGCAGCGTCGAGATCTTCGACGTCGACAACCCGGCAATCGACTCGCTGGCCCTGCTGGACCACGAGGCGCCCTACCTCGAGCTCCCGATGCTGATGGTCTCCGACGTCCAGGACGCCGGCGCGACCATGGCCCAATCGGTCGCTCTGACCCGAGTCCCCAGCCCCTGGAGCGGTTCCGGGGCATCCCGTGAGGCGGCCATGGTCGCCTGTTTCCGGCGTGGGCACTCCGCCCATGTCCTGTTCCAACACCCGAACGACATGGCACCTACCCCCAACCCCAAGCAGGTCCAGATGGCCTGCGACGAGGAGAAGATGGCCGACACCTACGAAGAAGAGAAGATGATGGACGAGCCCAAGGACGACGAGCAGATGCAGGACGGCATGATGGACGTCGCTGCAATCGTCGCGGCAATCGAAGACGGCACCATCAGCGTCGCTGATATGGATGCCATCGTCGCGGCCGTCATGGCCCGCAAGGCCGCGTCCGAGGCGCCCGCCGAAGAGGTCGAAGAGGAAGTGGCCGCGCCGGCCGCCGCGCCTGGCGAGTCGATGTCCCGCCGCCGCGCGTCCTCGATCGAGATGGCCCGCGCCCTTGGCGAAGTGGCAGCCCTCAAGGCCCGCCTTGAGGAGCGCGAGGCGACCGACAAGCGTCGCGAGGACGTCACTGTCGCCCTCAAGCGCCTGGAAGGCCGCCCGCTCGGCTCGGACCTCGAGCAGAAGCTCGTCGCGTTCCACGCCAAGCATGGCCCGAAGGCCTTCACGGCCCACGTCGACGCGATGGTCGAGACCTTCGCTGCCTACAGCGAAGACCCCCGCGCCGCGATGTTCAGCAACCCGGTCGTCCCGGCCGTTGCCAATCGCTACCTGAAGGACGGCGTGGAAGCCGTCGACCGTGCCGCCCGCTTCGCCCGCGAGCACGCCGAACTCGTCCGCGGTGGTCACACGCGGATGTCGCTCGACCGTTATGTCGAGCTGAACATGGCCCGCAACTGATCCCCCCGCACACACACACGAGGACACTCACATGGCAGACGCAAGCGCCAAGAAGATCCACAAGACCCGCCCGAACGCCGGCGTCGGGTCCTACATCATCGCCGACGGCGTGACCCTCTACGAAGGGCAGCTCGTCCAGCTCGAGTCCGGCTACCTGAACCACTGGGACGAGACCGGGGACTTCCTCGGCATCCTGGTGGGCGGCGACGACCGCGCCGGCAACGGCGTCATCATCGGCGAGACGAGCGACACCCCGCCCCCGGAAGGCCGCGTGAACGAGTCGGGCGTCGTCCTGATGCACGTCGCGGTCGCAGGCACCGCCACGCAGGCCAAGGTCGGCGACCTGGTGTTCTGCGCGGACTCGGACGTCGCCAACCTGACGCTGACGGACACGACCAACCCGCCGGTCGGCCGCCTCGTTCGCTTCCGCTCCGTGAGCGACTGCGACGTGCAGCTCTTCACCCCGGCGGAATACTCGGCGGGCATCGCCGACGCGACCTGGAACAGCTGAGAACCTGAGCACAAGGAGACCCAACAATGTCCACCACCATCGCATCGCAGGTTCTCGCGAACGGCCTGCGGACCGAGTTCGCCGATACCTACTCGGCGGTCCAGAACCGGCAGGCGGATTCCCGCCTCAGCCTGGTCATGGATCTGTCGATCGGCGCCACGAACCGGCAGCACGAGTTCGGCTACTTCGAGGCCGCGCCGCACATGGAGTTCTGGCGCCGCGGAGACTCGATCCCGACCGACGCCATGGGCTCGGTCCAGTTCACGGTCCCGGTCTACACCTGGGCCCGCCGCATCCCGTGGCACAAGGAAGACCGCAAGGATGACCAGACGCAGAGCCTCTTCGAGGTCGCGCGGATGGCCGGCCAGTCGGCGGCGCTGCTGCCTGAGCGGTTCTTCTTCGACCTGATCACCGGCAACACCAACACGCTGCCGGCGGTCCCCACGGCCCCGGACGGCGCCGCGATGTTCGCCACGACGGCGGGCGGCGTGAACCGGTTCGGTGTGTCGAGCGGCAACCTGCTGACCGGCAGCGGCATCGCGACCACGGCCGCGATCCTCGGCGACTACTACGCCGCCATCGAGCAGTTCCTGCTCTTCCAGGACGGCAAGGGCCAGCCCCTGCTCGCCCCGGAGCTCGTCGATCAGGGCGTGGTCATCGTCCACGCTGCCGCCGACCTCGAGGCCTTCGAGGAGGCGTTCCTCCAGAAGCGTCAGGGCAGCTCGTCTGCGGACACCGGCAGCCCGAGCAACATCGTCCAGGACGCGAGCCGCAACGTGACCCTCTGGGCCTCGTCGCGTCTGGCCACGGGCGATTACTACATCTTCCTCAAGGCGGCCCCGAAGAAGCCGACCTTCCTGCTCGACCGCGAGGGCGTCCAGGAGTTCACGTCGCTGGAAGGCGACAACAACTCCGACCACACCCGCAGCACGGGCGAGGAATACATCCAGTGGGAACGCCGCGCCGGTGCCGGCATCGCGCTCCCCTACGGTGCGATCAAGGTCAACAACTGATCGCCACCCCCGAGCGGTAGCATGAGCGGGCCGTCGTCTTTCGTGGCGGCGGCCCGCTTGTCTATCAACCCAACCCACGCATGAAGCGGAGATGACCCGTATGCAGACCGAAGAACTGAACATCCCCGAGAAGAACCCCGACGTCGGCAAGCCGGCGACCACCCGCGGACGCAAGGCGAAGTCCCGCAAGGTGGCAGGCACTTCTCTGGTCCCCGACCTGTCGAGCATCGTCAGCGGAGCGACCAAGCAATACGCCTACTGGGTCGGCGTCACGCCGTCCTGCCCTGTCGAGCACATCGACCTCGCCGGGATCAACTTCCCGAAGGTCAACGAGCTCATCGTCGCGGACCCGCTCCGCACGAACCAGAAGCGCCGCGTCCCGGTCATCGGGTCGATCGTCTGGCTGACCAAGGACCGCCTCGAGCTGATGCAGGAGCGCCTGCGTCGGACCGTCATCCGGTTCTACGAGGACGCCGGCCAGAAGGACGAGCCAGGCACCGGTCAGAACGTCGGCGACAACCACGTCCGCCCGCGCCGCGGGCAGCTGATCACCATCCCGAGCGACGAGCAGATCCAGCAGGCCGGCAAGGCCAACCGGGCGATCCGTCGCTACGTCCCGCAGTCCAACGACGTCCCCGCGGCCCGCTTCATGTTCGCGGAGCTCTGCTCCGACCAGGTGAAGGGCAACCGCGGCGAGGTCTACCCCGAGCCCTTGGAAGTCACCGGCCTCGACTGGCCAGAAGACCTGGAGAACTGACGCATGTCCGGAGCACCCACCGAAGCCGAGATCCAGGCCCAATGGAGGGCTGGGATCGACATCCTCGAGACCCTGCGCAACCACTTCGACGGCACGATCGCCGGCAGCGGTGGGAAGCTCGACACCCTGACGCAGATCCTCGAAGGCGAGTATCTGCCGTCGGAATACACCCGGCTGATGGGCCAGATCCGGGCGCAATGCTCGGACCTGGTCTCGCCGTCCTACGCGTCGCAGGTCATCACCCCGGCGCTGTTTGAATACGGCAAGATCCTGGCCGCCGACGCCACCTACGGACTCGGAGCTGGCTACCGGGCGCCCGCGGACATCTTCGCGGCGCTCTACGACTGGTTCCACGACAAGACCCTGTCGGTCGCGTCCCGGACCATCACGTTCGACACGACCCCGACGGCCGGCGGCTCCAACGTCGGCAACGGCACCATCTCGCGGCTGACGATCGACGAGTACGCCTACAACATCGAGTCGTGCACGATCGAGAAGAAGCAGTTCGTCTGCCGGGCTGACCAGAACAGCGGCACCGAGGAGCACGCGGAGACGTTCGAGATGATCGGCGAGCCGTCGTCGTTCGACTCGCTGCTTCGCGGGTCCTTCGGCTCCGGCGACGCCGCGCGGACCGTCATCACGTCCAAGCACGCGGGCACGGGCTCGGGCGGCTCGCTGCTTCAGAACTCGTCGTTCTCGCAGTATGCGGCGGGCAGCACCCCGAAGTTCACGGGCTGGACGGAGACGGCCGGCGGCAACCACACCTCGCAGGACGCGACGAACTTCTACCGCTCGCACCCGAACGCGACGACCAACGCGTCGCTGAAGATGGACGGCGGCCACGGCACCCTGACGGTCACGCAGCCGCTGAGCGCCATGCGTGTTCGGCGCCTCGACCCGAACACGCCCTACTTCCTGCGGGTCATGCTCAACAAGACGGTCCACTCGGCCGTCGGCGGCAGCGTCACCATCTCGCTGGGCGCGTCCACGAAGACGGTCACCATCGCAGCCCTCGCCTCTGGCTGGGCCGAACTCACGATCGACTTCAACGAGGACTGCTGGTTCAAGAACTTCAACCAGGACGCCCTGTCGGTCGAGATCAGCTGGAACAACACCCCGACCTCGGGCTCGCTGCTGGTCGACGACGTCATCCTCGCTCCCTGGGACCTTATCGACGGGACCTGGTGGTGCCTGCGTCAGAACGCCGCCTCGCCGGTCTCCTGGCTGGCCAACGACATCCTCACGCTCGAGGACACCGGCGGCGCCCCTGGAACTGGTAAGATCAACTACTGGCTCTGGGTGGCTGGCTTCGGCTACCTGCCCACCTCCGGTTCCCCGACCTTCACCGACCCGTAATGACCGCCACCGCGCTCTGGGCTGCCGTCGTCGCGGACTACGACGCCGACGGGCTGATCAGCCTCACCAACATCCGCGACCGGTCGGCGACCACGATCGACACGGCCGTCGGCGAGGCTGCTGCCCAGGCCGTGATCAACTTGTGGCCGGTCTACGCCCAGGTCGAATACGACGCGGCCAACGCCGTCCACGTCGAGGTCGCGGAGATGGGCGTCATCGCGATGCTCTGGCGCCGCGGCGGGTCCAGCTCGCAGATCGAACAGGTCAAGTGGGACGAGGTGTTCGGCGACGAGGGCCTCATCGCCCGCGTGCGTCGGACCGGTCCTCGAGGCCGCGCGGCGCCGAGCTCCAACTCGGGCGTCCAGCAGGCGCCGGAACGCGACGCCGGCGGGCGCCTGATCCGCGGCTGGGCAGACACCCAGAGCCTGCCCTCGAACTACATGCCCATGCCGCGGTCGGTGGACTGAGGCATGGCCCGCGCCCAGTTCGAGCCAGGCGGCAAGGTCCAGCGCATCGAGGCCAAGCTGGACAATCCGACTG